CTGTATCGCAGTTTGATCTTAAGGAAATTAATGAAACGATTAGCTTGTTAAATCGTGAGTTGAGCGCGGCCGGTTCGCAAACTCGTCATGACTTTGCTGTAGCTAATTTCAACCACGACAAAGAGAATTGACGTTATGGAACTTACCTCAAATGGTGTCCAATCCGTTACACGAAATTCGGACGGCGCTCCCTTACCCTCGCGGGTTAAAACTTTTTCGTTGATAGTGTAACCAACGGAAACATTGCGCAAAATATCGTCTTGTATATCTTGCCAAATATCATCAACGTCGTCGCGTTTACTTAAACGCACAACCGCTTCTATACGACGGTCTTTTAACGTAGCACTTTCAACGACTCCAATTCGATTTGCACGACTAAAATTATCGTGATTAAAAAGCCAAGGCGCACCGTCATTAAGACGGTCTAGGTTCACTTCACCGCGTTTATGCCCTAAAATTTCTACCCAAGGCTCGCGAAAAAACGACGACCGCAATATAGGTAATTCACTTGAAACGGAAAGTCTAAGCGTGCGGTCTTCAACGCTAATTATGTCTTTGGCGCGTATTTCAATTGTTCGAAATACCGTACCTTCTACCCGTTGTTTTAACGTTCGCATTGTACCGCCCCAAGCAAAATAACCGCCAAAATTGTGCCAACTATAGCACTCAAAAACTCAACTAACAAAATCCAAAATACAAGGCCCAATATGTCGCCCGGCACGCGGCCCCGAAATCGGGGGAGTCGCATCAATCAAATTCGCCAAGACCTTGCTGAACGCCATAGGCGCCGTAGCCGACATGGCCCCGCCACTTACATCGGTCAAGTTCACGACCGGCGCACCGAAGACCATAGGCACCGTAGCGTCAAGTTTACCGTTACCCTTCAAATCAACCGACGGTGCGCCAAATAACATTTGCACAAACGCATCAAGTTTGCCTTTACCTTCTAGGTCAACCGACGGCGCGCCAATAACCATTTGTACAAGCGCGTTAAGTTTGCCGTTACCTTCTAAGTCGGCCGACGATTTAGCGAACGCAAGCGCGACCGTCGCGTCAAGTTTGCCGTCGCCTTCTAGGTCAACGGTCGGCGCGCCAATGACCATAGGCACCGTTGCCGTCATTTCACCAAGGGGGGGCGTTGCGTCGGTCAAGTTAACAACCGGTGCGCCGATAACCATAGGCACAATTGCATCAAGTTTACCGTCGCCTTTCAAATCAACAACGGGTGCGCCGATAACCATAGGTACGGTTGCATCAAGTTTACCGTCGCCTTTCAAATCAACGACGGGTGCGCCCATCGCCATTTGTACAAGCGCATCAAGTTTACCGTCGCCTTCTAGGTCAACCGACGGTGCGCCAATTATTAACGCTACCGTCGCATCAAGTTTACCTTTACCTTCTAGGTCAACGGTCGGTGCGCCGATAACCATAGGCACCGTTGCCGTAATTGCGCCCGACACGGTTTTAACAATCGTCATACGCGGCGTAACGTTGTTAGCACTTACCGACGAATTAGAAAAGCGGAAATCGAAAGTATCAGTATCCGCTACGTTCGCCTCTACGAATTCAACACCGTAAACGTGATGCGTAAAATTGCCATTGGTAAGCTGCCTATCGTCAACAATGCCGTCGTCGGATTGCTCGCCAGCAACAAACGAACCGCTACCGGGGTCACTGATTGGGTCAGCCGTTCGGTTAGTGGTCGCGCCGTCATTAGTTAACCCGGCCGCAACCGCGCGTATGCCGTCGCCCGAATCCGTCGTTGTTAACGCTACAAACCCCGCGCCGTTTTTGTTGTACTCAACGGCGTAGTCGTCCATTGTCGAACCGTCAACGTTGCCAGTTTCGTCAATTCTTGCGCGGAACTGAAACGCTTGGTTGGCATCAACCGTTATTGAATGGTCTGTATCTTGTGCTTCAAGTGGGGCGCTAGTCGCTTCCCCGGCGTCGTCGTCATAAAAACGAAACGCGTTAAAATGCGGAGTGAACATACCGCCGGGCATGTTATATTCTCCCTACGTGTGGGATGATATGCTTGCAAGGCACATCACAAAAGCAACCGTCAGAAATTACTTTACGCCCAATGTGCGCGTACAATTCGTCGTCAATTTCAATTCCAACAAGAATTTTTTGCGGGCCTTGATGCGTAAACAAATAATGAATTAAACCAACGTCGTCACTCTTACCGCCCCAACGACCTTCTTTTAACTGCAACCCGCCCGAACGTGTTATACGTTCCCAAACCAACCATTTATTACCGCCACGAACTGTATAACCGCGATCATTGTCACATTCTTGTTTACACTTTTGAACGCCATTTGTACTAGCATCGGCAGGGACAGCAAAAGCGGCGGCGTCGCCTTCACCTTCGTATTCGGTATCGTTACCAAAGTACAGTTTAAATTTCACTCAACCTGCAACTTATCGAATTCTTCGGCCGTTGAAAGGTGCGCGCGAAAATTCTTAATCCGCGAACTGTCACCCGCCCACGCCTTTGCAAGTTTGCACGCGCGGCGGCCGTCACGGTAAACCGTAAACGCATCGGAGTAATGAAATTTCGCCGTTAGCATTTCACCTTCGTACGGGTAAAATTCTAAACGCACCAATTGGTTTTCAAAAGCTATGTTAACTTCTTGCACAGTTGGCACTAATAGCGAACGCCGAAACTGACGGTGCGGCTTGCGTACCGTTGCAAGTGGGGGCAATTCGTCAAGCTTTAAAAATTCCGCTTGGTGCTTCGACGCAATACCTTCGTAACGCATTGCCATTTTGCACGCTAACCAAAGGTCGTTTAAAATTTCGAAACCCAAATGATAAGGTAACGTTAAACGATTTGACCCAAGGTTAAGTACCCAAAGGTCGTTATGCGTTTCACTTGTGACAGACGTATATAAAAAAATATCGTTCACGGTCTTCTGCCTTTTTTAGTCTAGTGAAATAGCTAACGCCTGTGGTGCAAATATCGGAGTCACGCCGCTGTTAACAACAAGGTCAGCATCAAGCGAAGCGAAAAATTGCATAACGCCCGCAAAGCCGCCAAGCGATACATCGGTTTCAGTTTCCGGGCCGCTTGTCGAAATTACAAAGTTAATTTCCAAATCGTTATCAACAACACCGTCGCCCGCTACAGTCCAACCGGCAACCGAACGCACAACGTTTTGCCGTACGTAACCAGTGTAAAGCGCTTCGGCTTGCGTTTGCACCGTTGACGTTTCACTAATTGTATTGCCCGTATGCAAAGCAACCGCCATGTTGCCCGCCGACGCCGAAGGTAACAACCCGCCAACGTCGCCCATATTTGGCGCGGCAACGTTAGTAAATTGCAAATCAAGTAAGTCAAGTTCCCAAAGATTAGTTGCACCCGGCATTACACACCCCCCGCGCTTGTCAGCGAAGCTTTAGGCCGTTTAACGTTAGCCACTTCAAGATTTTGCCAAACCGCTTTGGTCACATACACATTTTCTTGTGCCGCCGCCAAACCTTCGCCGTCAATTTCTGCTACGGCCAAGTCTTCAAGGGCGGCGTTATAATCAACACGCGATTTTTTAATCGCCACTTCTTTGGCTGCAATTGTCTTTTGCGGTTGCTGATTATTCAAATACCCAAGTTGCGTTACAACGCCATCTTTACCAACCTTGTCAACGTAACCTTTTTTGCCCTTTGCTTCGTGTCGTGCAAGTTGGGATTTTTTCATCGCCGCTTGCACCCGTTCTGACCGTGACATAATTAACCCCTTATTTATCGGCGCGTTCGTCGCCGGTTGCTGTAAAACTTACATTACCACTAACGGAACTAACGCGTACAACGTCACCCGCACCAATCATAAAAGTAACCGTTGCCCCCGCTTCGTTTGCCTTAGCTTCACTACCACTTGCAAGTTCCTGTTTAACTTCGCTTGCAATGCCAACCTTCGCTACCAAAATCGTAAATTGCGTAAGCACCGCACGATTCGAAATAATAACTTTTAACGTTGCAAGTGTATTCGCAGGACACTTATAAAGATCAACTTCGACCGCCACACCCGGTGCTTGCTGTCCAAGAATTCCGCTACTCATTTAAGTACCTAAAAAAAATGCAAGGGAACGCGCCCGGTCGAATTGTTGTTGAACGTGCGCCATGTTACCACTACCGCGCGCACTCATGCCACGGCCACCAGTATCACCTTTTAAATTCACCGGGAAACTAAAACCGTCGCCGGGCAACTCCCACGAAAGTTTTGTGCCGTCCCACTTATGCAACGGTACCGGGCCAGTATCGCCCGTATCGCCCTTGTCGCCTTTGTCACCATGTAACCCACGTTCGCCGGGCGGACCTAGATCACCTTGCCGACCTAGCGCGCCTTGGTCACCACACGCCCCCTGCTCGCCTTGTGCGCCCGTTTTACCGTCACGCCCAACCAAACCATGCACACCCTGCAACCCGGCGCGACCGCGACGCCCACGCTTACCCCGCAAATCGCGGCTAGTTATGTCGTCGTCGGCGTGCTTAATAAAAATCGTTGTGGCAAGTTCCGAACCAAGCGGGCCAAACTCTAACCGGTCGGCTTCGTCGCCGTCACTTTCGACAATCCTAATAGCTTCGCCAACTAACTTACGCGTGCGTATTTCTTGTTGGCTTGGCGAATGTCGATTATCAATTCTTTTTAACGGTCGCATTAAGCCGCGCTCACTTCGTCATTACCAATTAACCGAAACCCTGATTCGGTAAACTCATAAATAAGGCCGTCGTTGTCTTCATACTTTTGCCCGACTATGTAACGGTCGGCGTCTTGCGCGTCGGCGCTATCATCGTCGGCCGGAGTCGTTACATTCGTGGCCCCGTTGCTATTAGTATTCCCATTGCTATCCACGCCAGCACTAGCACCACTGCTATCGTTAGCAAAATCCGAACTAAAGACCAACCCTTTTGCGTCGTCGGCTTCGCGCTCGCGCGCAATCTGTTTTGTAACTTCACGCGGATTCCCCCCCGTTTCTAAAATAATTCCCGCCTTCGAAGCAAACCCGGCTTGCACTCGCTTAATAGCACTTTCGGTTTCGCGTTGCGGTTCAATGTACGGCGTACCTAACCCTACATGTTCGGCGTCGAATAACGTCAACGGGTCAGCACCGGCAAAACTTAACGCGCCTTGGTCGCGCACCGTTTCAACAAACGCTTTGTAAATCGGCGCATAGTACGAGCGTATAAACTCGCCGCGCAACTGTTTAGTAACGCGCGCTTGCGTTACTAATTCTTGCCGTTGTGAACTGTACGACCCGTCAAAGTCTTTTGCAATTTCTGAATAACTTGTATTGGTACCGCCCGCTACCGCCTTTAATTGATTCGCACGAAAGTCGGTTATTTTATTATCAGGCCGCTCATTTTTTAACGACGTAATTTCTTCGCCCGGTGCCAAGCTATCGGCAATAATACCGGGAGCTAGATCAAGTTCCCGAAAGCGGTTCGGGTCGGTTTGGTCGGGGTCAACGAAATCAATATTTTTTGTAATCGCAAAAGCAAACGCGGCACCGATACGGGCGGCCATTCTTTCGCTTTCTTCGTAGTCTTTTAAATCGTCTAGCCGCGTGAAGACGCTACTAAAATCGGACACGCCCCGCGTTTGCCGTATGCGGTCGGTACGCTTTAGGTGTACAACGTTTTGCGCAATGATACCTTTAACGGCGTCAAGACTAACGAACGTAAAGCCGCTAGACAATCCAGTTAACACCGAGTCGCCCGGCCCTTCGGTTGGAAATTGCTTAAAGAAAAAGAACGTATTAGGCCGCCCCCAAACATTCTTTTTAACCCCTTGCCGTATGCCTTGGTCACCAATGTTAAGACCAACCGGGCATAAATCCGCTTCTAATTGTTCAATACTAAATTGTATTTCAGTGCCGTGATCTAGCCGGGCAATCGTACCTTTTAACAATTGCGCGAATACTTCGCCGTCACGAAACCACGACCGACACGCCAAGCGTTGCACCTTGCCCCAATCGTCACTATGCGTTACTTCGGGGGTCTTCGCCCAATCTTGCCAAAGCGTTTCTAGCCGCGCGTTAACGTCGTCCATTAATTCGCCCGCTACATTCTTTACCATTGGCAAAGTTAAAAGGCCGACCCCGACAACTTGACTTACTAACGTGTTCAGAACCGACCGGGCTAAATCGTGGTTTTCGTCTAAGTAACGCGCTTGGTAGCGCAACTTTTCGAGTGACACATTATTAATTTGGTCGGCCGAACGCGCGTCTTGTCGTTGTCGTCGAAGCCGGGTTATTTCAATTGATTCGTACGCCCGCTTAGATTGGGCTAGACGCATTTGATTAAACTGTCTTGTTAACGCCCACTTGGGCGCAAGCTTACTTAAAAACTTTTCAACGCGACCCATGTTCTTATACGGGTCGGGCAACTCAACTTTATCTAAACGCATTTTCTCGGCCTCTGATTACACCTTTGTTGACTTGCTGTGGCCCAATGGACATTGCGCGGCGTATAATTACCGTCATTATTTTTACGATCAATCGAAAAATTAGAGGCGGGAGCGCGGCCTACGTCGGCTAAAAAGTTTTGATACGACGTTAACCAACGTTTGCAAATTGTAATACCACGGGCCCCATAATTTTTGTAATTATACGTCTTTGAATTGTAACAACGATCTTTCATATGCCGCCATGCACCATACTCTTTAGTTACTTTTTTATTTCTTACACGGTTAGCTGACTCACCGTGGGTAGTCCTAATACAACTTCGACCGAGTTTTGCAGCCACTTCTTTTTGTAAACAACCACAAGATTTAGTATGCCCAGTTCGTAAAGCGTTTTGCCTAACAACACTTATGGTATTACAAGCACATCGCACTCGCCAAAGTTGCCGATTACCCACATCTTTACCCGCCCGTTGAAGCACCGTTAACCGCCCAAATGAAGTTCCATAACGTCAATTCTCTTTGTCGTGGTTGAAATTAGCTACAGCAAAGTCATGACGAGTTTGCGAACCGGCCGCGCTCAACTCACGATTTAACAAGCTAATCGTTTCATTAATTTCCTTAAGATCAAACTGCGATACAGTTCGACTACCCGCCGACGTACTTATAGTTATGCTTTTTCCGTTGGTTGCTGCCAGCCGGGCAGCGTACCACGCGTCTAGTTCAGTTTGAATTTGTGTCGTCGTGCGCGCCATGTTTACCTCTATCTACTAAACCAACCGCCGGTTTGCGGTCGGCGTCGTTGCTCGGTTCTAAACGGGTCAGTGCGGCGTGGTTGCGCCACTTCAACCCGCGCGGCGGTCGTTTTTTCTTGCCGTCGTGCTACGCGCTTCGCCGTCGATTCGACCCCAACGGATTGTAACCCCACACTGTAAGCACATGCAACTTGTAATACTTCACAGTCAAAAAAGTGATTGTCACGATAAATTTTAACCCACACCACTTTACCCGACGGTTTGACGGTGCGCGCTTCCGAAACAACTTGCTTGCAATAGTCGTCGCTGGCGTCTTCAGGTAAGTGCCAACCGCCCGGTAATTCAGGATCACGTTCTAACCTTTCGTGTACCCAACGTTTAAAGTAATCTGTATTAACGTGGTAAATCATTAGCCCGCCAGCGAGCCGCCGCCCGGTATTCTTTGCAATGTCTAACTTCGATTTTGTTAACGGTGTTGCGTCTATCGTATCGCGGCCTTTGGTTGGCATAGCCCAAGACCGATACCCACGACGACGGCAAAACGCATACACAAATTGCGTACGGTAACCACTGTCAATAAAGCAACGTTCAATAGGTAGCCCGTCGTAATGTTCGTCTTTGAATTCAGCTAAGTCTTGCCACACTACATCACCGTCAGTTGGCCCGGCAATAAACCCGCTTTCAATTTTCCACGATTCCAACTCTCTACCCCACGCACGAACAATGTAGTACAACCCGTTCTTTTGTACGTCAACCGTTAAAAAGATTTTTCGAACGTTGGCAACGTTAGGCACGGTACCGCTTGGGTACGGTTGTCTTAACGCCTTAACTACTTCAACGTCAGGCGCTTCGCCGCGTAGCGTAAACAATTCACCAAAACCAGTATTAATTACCACTTGTATTCGGTCGGGGTAGAGAGTTGGAATCGTGGAAAATTGAAAGCGGGTTTATTGCCGGGCCAACTGACGGTGATGTAGTGTGGCAAGACTTAGCTGAAT